ATTGCGGATTTCGCTTTCAAGCTCGTAAATCTCCGCGTCCTTTTCCTTCTCGATGCTCGCCGCCCTGCTGATCTCGTCCCACCGCTTTTCCCGTTCCTCCTGCGTCAGCTTCTTCTGCTCGTCCAGTTTCGCCCAGGTCACTAGCCATCCGGCCAGTGACCCGATCAGTGCGAGCACCTCGATAATGTTCCAGATCATGCGTTTTCTCCTCTCTGCTGCGCCAGCCAGATCTGACGTCCGGTTTCCACGTCCTCCCGCGTATATTGTTCTCCGCATCGGATCAGCATCCGCACATGCGGCAGCTCCTCATCCGGCGGAAATGTAACGGAAGGACTTTCTTTCTTTCTTTCCTTTCTTTCTTTAGAAAGCAAGGATATATTGTTATGTTCTGTATGGTTATGTAATGTAGGTGCGTTACTTTCGTTACATGTAACCGTTACGTAACTGTTACAATCAGAAGATGTATCAGGCAGAGTAACGTTCTTCTTTCGCTCTCTGTAACGCCTCACACGCTCCTTTGTTTTCTCCCGCGTGTTGTCGATTTGATTGATGTACAGCTCGGCGTATTCGTCCCAATCGTGCAGCACCTTGCCGTCCATCCATCCGCATTCCTGCAGCGCTTTCACAAGCTTCTGCGGTTCTTTCTTCCACATGCACGCTTTGGCGATCACGCGGTCGCTGCAGGCGCTCAGATCTCCGTGATAAGCATTCTGAGCCGCCCACGTCCAAAGAGAAACAAGCATACCGGCAGCGATTGTTTCAGGTTCCACACTGGAGCTGTTCAGCCCCAGTGTGTCCACAAGCCTGCCGGTCTTCGGATGCGTCAGCAGGTTTGTATAAATCATGATCCACGGGATCAATATCGTTCACCGTCCTCCACCTGCACCGCATTCGGGAATCTCTGCGCCAGCTCGTTGTAGTCCAGCGGAGGAGCTGCAGGCGGCGGCGCGTCTTCGTCCGAGTACGTAGGGGACGGCGTCCTCGACGTCCCGCCGTCAGATCTCTTGCTCCCGGCGAAATAGACATTCTCCGCCACGATCTCCGCGCTTCTGCGCTTGTTGCCGTCCCGATCCGTCCAGTCCCGGAGCTGCAGCCGCCCGGATACGATGATGGCGTCTCCTTTGCAGAACCACTTGCTCACGAATTCGGCAGTGTTCCTCCAGGCGCAGATATCCACAAACTGAGTTTTCTTTTCTCCGTCGCTCGATTTATAATCGTCATCGATAGCGATTGAGAAACTGACAACCGGAATTTGATTTTGCGTGTAGCGCAGCTCCGGGTCACGAGTCAATCTTCCTGCGCCTATAAAACTGTTGAGCATTGCTTTCTCTCCTCCATATGAATACGAGCGTGCTCCGCTCTGTTGGTCAGCTCTAAATTTTCGATTCTGTTGTCGTCTTTTACGCCGTTCTTGTGATGCACGATCTCATCAACAGAAAGAACTCGCCCGATGTGTCTCTCCATCACAAGCCGGTGCTGAAGCACATATCCGTCTCTCATAGCAAATGGATGATCAGGACAATATTCAAGGATGTACCCAAGAGTATGCTTTTTGATCCCGAACCTTCGCTCGTCTCCGATGCGATCATAAACAGGCCGCATCCTTTCCTTTAATTCAGGAGGCATCTTCCTGCCATACATTGGGCACAGCTTGCCGCGTCTTCCGATTCCGGGATGCTTGTGATTCTTCCAAACATTCGCCATCGACTGGTTTTTGGTAGGAACAAACATCCCATTATGCTTCAGACGCTTGCTGAGAGTACCGTGATCGACTCCGGCCTTTTCCGCGACCATCCTCAAACTCTCGCCTTGAAGAAGCAGGGATTCTGCTTCTTCAAGGGAGATGCTAAGCTCACGCTTCTTGCTCATCAATCTGCACCTCGCCGGTGTCCTCGTCCACATAGATCGTCTCGTCCTTCTGGATGTTTTCATAGCTCTCATCCATGATATTCTGCGCGGCCTCTACGGTCTCCGGATCTGCGGTCGTGCGGTATTCAATGGACATCAGACCGTACTTGCCGACCAACCGGCGGATCACAGTCTTCCGCGCCATGCTGTCGAAGTCATCGCGCCAACCCTTGCCCATGTACTGCCCCTTGCGGTTCTTGCGCTCGTGCGCTTCGATCTGCTTGCGGGACATATAGATGGTCTTCTCCGCTCCATTCTTCAGGCGGAAGTAACCGGCATATCCGATGATCGGCAGCGCCTCGCGCGCGTCCTCGTCCTCGATCCAGTGAAACACAGCGTCGCCGGTGAGACGGTCATAGCTGACAAGCTCTCCCTCTCTCACGTCCACAGCATCCGGCACGCGGGAATAAGCGCCGGTGCGCAGGCATAGCTGCACAAGCCCCTTGTAGCCAGGGATGAAGGTTGCCTCCATCCTTTTGACATAGCTGCCGTCAGACTGCTTCACGCTGTTCTTAAAAGGAACGATGTAGGCGTAGCCAAGACTCGGCTCGATAGGAAGATCAAACGTCGCGGCCTTCAGCGCCGCCTGCACGACGGTGAGCGGAGCTTCATACAGCGCCTGCTGAAGATTGACGTCAGCGTTGATCAGCGTGGTCAGAGACGAAAGAAACTGCGGCGTGCGCTTGCCCAGCAGCTCGTCGAACCGGCGGCGCATTTTCTCGCCGTCCAACACGGAAGAAAGAACTGCGTTCACGCTCTTCTGCTGCGTCTGCGTTGCCAAAGCCTCTTTATCTGCTGCTTTCTGAATGATATTCGCCATTGTGTTATCTCCTTTCTTAATCAACAAATAAATTCATCTGCGCCGTGTGCCGCGCAAAGCGTTCTTCCTGCAAACGGAAGTATTCTTCGCTGATTTCGTAACCGATGAATTGACGGTTCAAATCATACGCGGCGATTCTGGTTGTACCAGAGCCGAGGAACGGATCGAGAACGGTGTCACCCTCGTCACTCCATGTGCGGATGTGGTCGGCGGCAAGCCGGAGCGGAAATTGTGCCGGATGCCCTGTTCTCTCGATGTTGGATTGACACGGCGGTTGCTCCCAAATGTTAAAGCGTCTTCCGTATTCTGCATAGACGCTCGTTCTTGTTTTCGGTTTGACGCTCCCGTCTTTCTGCCGCCACGATCCATGCGTTTTTACTCCGGCATATACGTTCTTCCTGTCTGTGATGAAATGCGTTGATTTTGGTGCGCCCTTCGTAAACACAAACATATATTCGAAGCAGGGGAGATAGCGGTTCGAATCTGGAAACGATGTCGCGCCCTTGTTCCAGATCATCGTATCGTGCAAATTGAATCCGCAATCCTTCGCCCACAACGCTTGCCGAAAGCTAGTGCCGGATTCTGAACCGTCAACGGTCTGGTCATTAACAACCCACACAACCGCCCCCCCTTGTTTGGTGATGCGGAACAGCTCTTTGATGGTTTCCTTCCAATCGAATGTGTAACCGTGGTAATCTCTGATGTTGTCGTATGGCGGCGATGTGACAGTCAAGTCAATACATTCGTCTTCCGTCTCGCGCATGGCGGCAAGGCAATCGGCATTGTATGCAACATTCATCTCGCCGTCACCTTAAACGGCCTGCTCTTGCTGACCTTGAAATAATTGTCCGGGATCGCTCCATGATCCTTCTCCCACGCCTTGCGGTCGAACGTCCTGCGCTCCTGCGTCTTCCACGAGACCTTGTAGAGCGCGCTCTCGCCGCGCTCGGCGTCCGCCATCCAGCTCTGGATGATCGCCTCCTGCTCGTTCTTCTGCTCCGTCAGGTCTTTGATCTGACCCTCGATGATCCCGCGCATCTTCAGCGCAGACTCCACAGCGCTCAGATCCACGCTGCGCTCGCTGCTCTCCGCGTAGATCGTTCGCAGCGCATCCTGCGTCGCCTCTGTGCCGTCCACCGGCGGAGGAGACTGTCTCTGCACCAGATCCCAAAACTCGCGCTCAGCCGCAGCCAGAGCCGCGATCTCAGCCTCGTCGCGCTCGATCTCGAACCAGTAGAAGCCATGCCCAAAACAGAGGCAGGCTAAGTAAGCCTTTGCGACACCCAGCACCATTTGATAGTGCATAACCTGCGCGTACCACTGATCGGGGAATTTCCCCTCCCGGCACTGCTTGATGATCTCCCACGAGCTGGTCGTCTTGCACTCCAGCACCGCGCTCTCGTGCGCCACCATGCGATCCGGCAGCGCATGCGCAAATGGATATGCGCTGTTGTAGAAGAAGCTGTTTGCTCTCCGCACGCTCTTGCCGGTCTCCTCGGCAAAGCGTTTGGCGACGTAGTCTTCGAGATCGTGACCGAGCCGCACGGCCTCCTTGTCGCTGATGTCCGGCGGGATCACCTTGCCGGTCTTCTCCGCCCACAGGGAATACGGAGAGCTGTACTTGTTCAGCCCCAGCAGCGCCCCGGCGTCCGATCCGCCGATGCTCTTCCGCCGTTCCGCCAGCCAGTCCTCATGGCTCATGTTTAAGGTTGATACTTTGCGGATCATTCTCCAACCACCTTTCTCATCTTCCGCGCCAGCGCATCAAAGCAGTCCTCACACAGCGCCTCGTCGCTCACATCGTAGTAGTCCGTACCAGGAAACAGCGCCTCGCCGCACCACTTGCAGTGCAGGCAGTCCGAGATATGCACCGGATCTCGCCCTTCGATGCGGATCATGATGTCACGCATATTTCATCCTCCCTGTTTCTTGTATTTCTTTCTCTGCCGGGAATTCTTGTACAACCTTGTCAAACTCCGGATCGTCTATAATGTCGAACCATTCCCCGACCATTCTTTTGTGGCTGAAATACCGATGCAGTTCAGTCTCAAGCATGTTGGAATCCGATTCTGTTTCGCACGGAATCAATGCGACAAAATAGCACTTTCTGGCGTTGCCTGTCTGTATGCCGCCCAAGCGTGCTTCATAGTTTTTTGCTTTCCCGATTTTGATAAATTCACCGTCAGAAACGAAGTACACAAATGAATTGTGCTGCCTTGTTTTTACTGTTCTCCTCGCATTGATCAGATTCATCACGTTTCCCTTGAGATAAGAGACCGGATTCTCTGAATACACGCAATGAGAGCACAGCGTCTTAAACTGCTCCGGGCATAATTGTTCGTCCAAATTTTGATAGCACATAAGAATTTGTTCTGTACCGAGCGTGCAGATATCATTAAATTTGCATTCAACATTTCCGAAGCCAACGCCGCGCGAAAATTTGTCCGCCGGATTGATGAACAGGCGTCCGAAAACCTTGTGATAATCCAAAGGATGCTTTGCGTTCAATTCTGGATCACCACGCTCCCCGCCACATTTTTCTTCTCCGCCAGCCGATACCGCATATACCGAACGGTCTGCCCGTGCCGGTTTGTGCCGGTCTCGCGCTCCTGCTCGATCTCAACGCCCTTGCGGCGCATCTCCCCGATCCGCGTCGAGAGCTTGGTCTCACCCAGCTCCCGAAACGCCTCCATCGGCGTAATCGAACCGTGCGCCTCCATGAAGGCAATGATTCTGTCATAATGGTTTTTCATGGTTTCAGTCTCCTTTCCGTAGGGGCGATTCACGAATCGCCCGCGTCAAATAGATCCATCACACAACCCCCACCAGATGCGCAACCCAGCTCGCCGCGTAAATTGCGCCGGCGATCACCGCCGCGCCGATGACACCGCCGAGCCATTTGCCGCGTACATACTCGATCACGCCGGTGAACACGCTCGTTTTCCGCAGATAGACACGGCACACGTCGCGCAGCAGCCGCCGCACATCCTTGTCCTTCGATGCGTCGATCATTACGGAGAGCATCGTGTTCGCAATGGCGTTGCCGTCTCCACGAATCTCTCCCTCACAGTGGTCGTCCACCATCTCCATGTGAACAAACGCCTGTCTCGCTTTCTCCATGCCGCTCACCACACTTTCTGAAGATGCGCGAGCAGGATGCCGATCAGATAGGAGCAACCGAGCATCGTGCCGATGTAAAACGCCCATTCGAGCTTTTCCTTGATTTTCTTTTTCATGGTTACCTCCGTTCGTAGGGGCGGATGACCTCAGCCGCCCGTCAGTTGTACCGCTTGTCCCAGTCCTCAAACCGGTCTCCGAAGATCTGCCGGAGCGCGCCGTCGATGTTGGCTTTGGCGTACTCCAGATCCACCGTGTCCTTGTTCCAGCAGTCGGCGTACTCGCCGTACAGCTCCACCATCGCTTTGTTGTACCGCTGCAGGCGATCCGCGCCAAAGCCAAACTCCCGGTTGAGCACAACCGCCGTCAGATCCATGCAGAGCTGCCGCGTGAAGTGCTGCCCTGTGAGAAAGCCTTC